TGAGTTTTTAGAAACGCCGGCCATAGATTAACCACAATCTTCCATATCAACCACCCAGAACGGTGACCCCTCAACGCGCTTAATGGTTATAAATGTGGACCCATTAACAGCACCGCCCGCGATATTATAGGCCGATACCGATTCCCCCGTATCCGTTAATACTCCGGCGCTCGTTAGATAGTAAATAGATACTGTACCGCTTCCGGCCGTAGTTCCACTTCTGGCGGTTATTGCGCCAACGGTTTTCGCTATCGCCGTTTGTATGCCAATCACCGGGATCCAAAGGCCACTTTTAAAATTACGGGAAACCCTTATGTAACTATCTTCTGGAATCGGGATTAATGAATCGTTGTAAATGTCTAGTTCGTCGCGCTGGGCGTCCTCTAGTTTTCCGTCTTCGTCTACATCCCAAACTTCAGCTTTCCCGCTACCTAGCTGGGTGGTGGTTCTACCGGTGATTAAATCGGTTACCTTTACTAATACCGATTCCTCACGCATCCGCATAGTATTATTGGGTTGGTTTGCTATCCCGCCGCGCAACATACTTAATTGGCTATGTAATAGCTGATGGTCTTTTTTCAGCATCGCTATAGCGCGAGCATTTAATAGATAGCCCTCTGGCATTATATCCCGTCTGATCTAATTGCTACTGGGTCACTCGGTAGGGTAAATGTTCCGATTGTCATGTTAGACGGATACCAGCTTAAATTTGCACCAGGGGCAAAACTCAGCGCCGTGATAGTTTTATCATCCCCCGCGCTAGCACTAAATGCGCCTTCCGTATCTATAAACAAACTGGCTATTGTTCCGCTACTATCTAAAACAAATTCACCGCGCAAACAATCAACAGTAGTTGCCGCAGCGGATCCCAATAACGTCGTTGTACCGTTTTTAACGTGTACCGTTGTTAGGCTTGTTAATATATCAACCTCGGCGCCGAAGTTGTAACAAGTGGTTAAGGTAACGCCGCTTCCGATCTCTACATCCCCCGATATAGCCCGAATTTCACCAACTACGGATGTTTCGCCCGGCTTATTGGCTATGCCAACGCTGCCGCTTTCAATATTGATCCCCGTTAATGCGTCGCCCCTGATGTACAAACCCTTAGTACCGGCGCCGCCGCTTGCCGTTTGTTTGATTTCTAAGGTTATCGCCGCGCTTCTTACATCTAATGTAGTTGTACCTGTACCAGAAAAGTCAACGCTGGTAAAACTCATATTCAAGCTACATTCGGCCGTATAGCCATCTTCAACAATTAAGGATCCAAATTCTGTACCAGAACTACCGCTTATTTCCTTCGGGTAATCCGCAACTAAATATATATCATCGCCGGCGGTAGGGGCCACGCCGCCAATCCAATTTGAAGCTGTCAAAAATGCTGTACTAGTGTTGCCCTGCCAAATCATAACTGCCATTAGTTGCCCGCCTGTTTTAAAACTTTTATAGGTTGTGGATTGTCAAAACCCAGGGGCGCAAAATCGCGCTCCGGGTATACTGCATAGCGCAAGTAAGCGCCGGTATCATTTCCGGCCGAAGTGGCGGCTTTACCGGTTTTGTGTGCCACGTCGCCGCGCCCATCCAATAAAACAGGCTCATCGATCGGTATGCCTTTTTCATCGGTTATAAGCTCGTCAACATAGCTAACAGCGCCGGTTTGAATGTCTACCTTTTTAACCAGTTTTGTTTTCCCCCGGTCTAAAATGTCGAAACGCCAACCCCGGTAAAGGTCTACATCTAAAACATAATCAACCCGCCAAAATGGTTTTTGTGCGTTCTGCCATTTCCTATTCCCGCTGATCCCCTGGATTTTAGTGCTAAATGGCGGCATTGCCAGTTTAAAATCATTAATGTTTATCAAAAAACGTTTTTTGTTTACGCTGTCTTGATATTTTAACGCCCAGGTTGGGAATACCGCATGGTTCCTAGTTATTGTAATTTGCAACCGGCTGTAATCTATTTCCAAAGGTGGATCAAATCGTTTATGTGCCGAGTTTATTATTGGCTTACCGTTTTTTATTTCGCTGGTTAGATGGCCCGGTGCTGGATTGGCAAACCTTGCCGGCTCTGGGCCGAGTATGGGGTGCAACTTCTGCCGCTGAAATAAATTAACCTGATTCCGTACTATGCTAAATGTTTGCTTCCCAATATATGCGCCCTTTTCCGCTGGGCGCGTTCTTTGAATTAGTTGTATATCAATATCAGGCCCGATGTATTCCCACTCATCCTCCTTGCCTTTAGGGTTTTTCGGCCTTGGCTCGCCGGGTTGGTTGGTTGTTCCTAGATCCAGACCGCCAATTTTCAACGGCTTATACGTTACATCATATGCCCAGCGCATTGATGCAATTTGGCTAACGTTTATTTCCTTCGCTATCATGCTGCGGTTTGTGTCGTTACCTATGTTTTCATAGTACCCGCCAGGCTTTGGTACTCTAACGGCCGTTGTCGGATCCTCCGGGAATCCCAACCCATCTACACTATCGTTTACATCGTCCGTTTCAACTAGAAAACGAACATGGTAAGACGCTTCCGATTCTGGCCAGGTTATAGACCCAGACCGGCTTTTTCTATCAATCGTTACTGCCACTACTGCCATCTATGCCAACCCCGCAACTGCTGCACCCGGTTTATTATTGATTTGCTCTAACAGCGTAACGGCATTAGCGCCGTTACCTGCAATTGTTTGTAATAATTTTTCCATTGCTCTTTGTTGTTTTTCTCGTACCCTGGCGGATACTTCCGCGCTCGTGCCTTTCAGCACTATACCTACGCTAGTGTCTAGGGCTTTTATTTTGGCGTCTAGTTCATCAATCGCCGTATCATCTAATTCTAATTTGAAATTGGCCTGCGCCTCGTCAATTAGCGCGTTCATTTGTTTATCAATTTCGTCAAATACCTTATTGATCGCGATAAGCGCCCCGCCTGCCGCTGCCGCCGCTATTAATAACCGGGCAACGTTACCACTTGCCGCCTTTAATGCTACCTGGGCCGCTGCCAGGGATCTTATAGCGCGGACAATTAACCCGAAACCCTTAATGGCTAACGGTATCATTTTTAGAAAAAACACCCATAGGGCAATAAAGGCCACCCATTTAGCAATTAATACAACCATCTGCTTAATCATTACAGCATTCACTTTTATCCAATCTTTCAGCTTTTTGATAATGTGAATGATAACCCGCAGCGCGTACTTTATGTCGTTGGCAAACTCAAACGCTATCGCCATCCCTAATTCGAGCACGTTATCTTTTAATGTACTCCATAGCCCCGCTATAGCTTGCGATTGTTCGGCCATAGCCGTTGACATATCGCCACTAGTACCAGCTAAAGCCCACATAGCCTCTTGAAGCATATTAAAGCTAATTGCCCCTTGTGTTACCATCTGTCTTATTGCCGCTTCACCTACGCCCAGATGCGCGGCTAGCGCACTTATAGCGGGTACGCCTTTTTCTACCAGTTGGTTCAATGTCTCGCCGGTTAGCTTTCCTATAGACTTAATTTTTCCGAATATCTTAGCTAAGTCTTGTATAGGTATTCCAGAAGCGGCGGAAATATTACCCATCATAAGCAATTGAGCGCCTACCGTTTCGGCTGTCCAGCCAAAAGCTAATAACACCTTAGTAGCGTCTACAAGATTGTCTAACTGAAACGGCGTCGCCGCTGCAAAATCCCTAATTTCCATTAGCAGTTTTTGCGCGTCCTCCATACTACCAACAAAGGTTTTAATAGCTATAGCGTCTTGTTCTAGTTTAGCGGTAGCCGTTATTACAAGTTTGATAGATTGTATACCTATTAGCGCGGCCGCCAATATAGCCAACTGCCTAACAATGCCATCGGTGAAACGTTTAAATACTGCGCCGGCGTTTGCTGTTTGCCGGCGAAACCCGCCAGACATACCGCGCAAACTTTTATTGACCCGGTTTACCCCAGATTCAAACGGTTTCGTTTTTGCAACAAACGTTGTCGCTATGCTACCGATATTCATTTACTAAATCTCGCTGCCATTTCGGCCTCATCCTGCCCCGTATCTATAATTTTATTTTCCCGCTGGCGTTTTGCGTAGGATGGTAAAAAATAATCTAGGTCTACGCTATCGCTAGCTTTACTAGCTACAACGTTATTTATCATGCTGCATACGTAACTAGTTTGTAACCAACGTTCCCCAAACGGCTCGCACCTATAAAATGCAATCCACTCCGCAAATTGCTCGCTGGTGATCCGTTCGAGCATTTCATCAACATTAACAAAACCCAGTTCTAGCGCTAGCCGGTAGGCAAATCTGCGGCGGCCGCCGCTAGCGCTTCTGAGTTTTTTTCTAGTCCTTCGACCTCGTTTTCACCAAACCCACAATGTGCGCTGGCTACCTCAAACAGACGCCCCGTTATATTACCGTCTAATTCATCTAATTTATTTAGATCGGTATTTTCTAACAGTTTTACGCCGTCGTCATCAACCAGGGTTGCAACTATCAAGAGTTTACGCGCCTCGATATTTAC